CCTTTCTATGCTTTATTTTTGTTTTGTGGTGATGAGGCCGTTAGGCTCGACAGTAAATTCTGGTTTGTCTGCCATGCTGCCATCTTCTTTTAGGTAGTACCAGCCTGATCCGTCGGCTGACTTAATGAACTGTTTGGATTTCATATCACCGTCTTTGGCATCGAGGTAGAACCAGTGGTCTTTATATTTGACCCATCCAGTGGCCATGGCACCAGTTTCTTTGAAGTAGTACCACTTGTTAGCAATAAGCGCCCAACCAGTAGCCATGTCTCCACTTGGGAGCAAGTAGTACCAGTAGCCGTCTGTGTGTTTGTGCCAATAGTTAGCTTTCATATAGCCGTTGCTGTCAAAGTAATACCAGAAATTGTCAATCTTCTGCCATTTATCAGTTGGATATGAGCCATCTGCGTTGACATACCACCAACCAGTCGCATTTTTCTTCCAGCCTTCCTGGTTGCCCTCATTATCGAGCATTTCTTGAACAGTTGAACCGAGCGACTGATAATGCTTGATTTTAGCAATCACATAGTCACGCAAACTGTCATTGTATCCTCCGTGCAATTCAAGGGAACGAGCAGGGCATGATGTGCTAGAAAATTCATTGTGAAACTTGATGTTTGAATAATTCGGAGTATCACCGTAGTAGGTCATGTCTTCCGCCATTTGTCGCAATACCATGTTTTCATTTTCAATGAACTCGGCATCTGTTGAGTTGTATTGTTGACATACTTCGTAGCTAAGAGAGTTCATGTTCGCATCATAGTTCGCTGCAGACCACGAACCATTGTATGTGTCTTCGACTCGCACAATTGCATCTCTTGTGATGTAGTAATGAGCAAAACCAAGTTCAGACTGCCCATTGTCATATCGTTCTTGAAGCCATTCGATATAGGCCTTTGCACTTTTTGAACCAGCATCATTATGTAAAACATAATACTTTGGTCGCTCAGTTGGTCGGGAGCCTGAAATCCCATTAAAAATTGTATGGTTAATAATTTCTACCATGTTTTATTCCTTTCGTTTTAAGGTAACCTTGTAGGCCAAGGTTCGTCCGTTAAGTACATTATTGAGCTGACACGGATATCTCCAATATCTTTATTGGTAGGCACCGGATCAGTAAACTGAAATCTCAACATATTACCATCTCCAGATCCTCCTAAATACCATGTACCGTAGGGCGTTCCTGCGTCATTGTATATACCTCCAATAAGACTAAACTCGGAACGGAAACCTACTGGAACACCGCCTAGCCCTAGAATGAACACATTTCGGTCACGGTCACTAGGTTGTAAGACATATCCTGGGCCTCCCCGTCTTACAATACCAAACCAGCCCCAACTTAACCCACCAAATTGGTAAGTAACCATGTTATTTACACGTCTGATTTTTAAATAAGAAGCTCCTAGTTTTGACACAATAGGGAGGTTTATCCACCCAGTGTCACCCTTTAGAACCTCCCATCCCTGGTTATCTGAGCCAAAGCGTTTAATCCATTTTAAAGCCTTATTTGTAGCAACGGTATCCACATAAGTAGTACCTACAGGTGCAGCGACCTTACCATTGGGCATCCCGACACCGTGTATCTCATACTCAGATACTTGCCCGCTAGTGTTTGCCGGGGCATTTGCCGGTAAGGTTACGCTGCCTCCTCCGTCCGATAGAATAAGCGTGTTTCCAGCTAAAGATATCTTTTGAGGAATGCCTACTCCGTCACGTCCATTTTCACCTCTAGGTCCAGTAGGCCCGACAGGTCCTTGTGGTCCAGCAGGTCCAGTTTGCCCGATTGGTCCCTGTTCACCTCGTTCTCCACGAGGTCCAGGTTGTCCATCTTGTCCACGTTCGCCTTGCAATCCTTGAGGTCCAATGTCGCCTTGAGGTCCACGCTCTCCTTGAATACCTTGTGCGCCGTCCGCACCTTTAGGACCAGGTGGGCCTTGTAAACCTTGAAGCCCTTGTGGGCCAATTTCTCCTGGTACACCTTGCGGTCCTGGATCACCACGGTCGCCTTTTGGTCCTGGAGTCAGTGAAATATTCTGCAACTCTTCCTTAGTAGCAAACTGACTCGTATCGATTTCGGGCTTAGCTTCTAGCAGCGCTAACCGTCGAATGACTTCTGAGTCGTCATAGGTCGCACCTTCAACCTTGATATGCTTCAGCGCTTCCTCTAATTCCGACTTGGTCACAATATCAGTCGCTGCCACAATGCGTTTAGTTTCCTTCTCGATAACAGGGGCACCGTCGAGCTTGTCGATTTCAGAAACACGTACACCAAACGAGAACCTGAAAAGGTCTGCAGATTGCAGATCTTTTTCAGCATAGACAAAACCAGTCACAGTTTCGTCAGTCGTGATCATCGATGTATCAAAGGGAATAGAGGCATGATTAGCTTCAACTGTTCCAACGACTTCCAAGAAACGGTTGGTCTTCTTAAAGTGGAATAGGACGGTCACTTTCTCAGCATTGATACTGTTCAAGGATAGCTCTATAAATGCGTTGTTTTTGTCATGAGAGTAAAACTCTTCTTTCACCTTGTCGGCACTATCTCGGACATTTACACAAATGTCCGTGTCTTTTTTTATGGCCTTTTTCAAATGCTTACCTCCTTTCTAATAAAAAAGAAAGAGAACCTAAAAGGTTCTCTTGGTTTATTCTTTAGACCAGGCGTCATTCATTTGCTTAACTGCAGACTCAATGAATGTATCCATATCTGTATCAGTCATACTGATATTGTATTTGTTCAATTCAGTACGAATCTTAATACGTGCTTGTTCTAGCTTCTCTTCGCCTTTGTAGCCAGTCTCTGAAGCGACCTGCTCAACCGCATTGACAGCATTTTTAGCTAAGATTTCGACAATCTTGATGGTCTTTTCACCGCCTTTTTGAATAAGGTAGTCTTTAACTGCCTTGACTGCGATACCAGCCAAAATGACAAGGATGCTGATTGCTCCGTTTGTGATGATTTCAGTAATTTGTTGCATGTGTTATTCTCCTTTGTTTTTATCTTCATCTTTTTCAAGTAAGCGTTGAAATGCTTTTAAGATTGGCTGAAAAAGAGTGATATTTCCTTTTAATTTACGGTAATTTTCAACAAGTGATTGAAAAGTAAATGCGATGTACCCGAGATAAATCGAGTACAAGAATGCGAAGCCTGTCTTTTCAGGCAAGAGGACGGACATCGGAATAAGGATCATCAGCAAGAGGACCCCTAAAATCTTACGAAGGAGTCCATTGATACCGATTTTACTCTTATACTCAATGTCAGGATTTGCAATAGCAGCAATCGTTCCAGTCAGGAAATCAATGATTTCCATCAAAACAATCAAAGAAAGAGCGTACAAGACCAGACCGTCTTCGGTCTGTACTACGCTTCTGAAAAAATTAAAAAATTCGATTTGCATACAACCTCCTGTTACTCAATACGAGGCATTACCACGGTCAAGACACCTTGCTGTAGCATTTCAGCAAGTGATTGCCCCTTGTAAGTGTATCCTTCAGACTGTTGCATTTGGAACTTGAAAATTGTTTTAGTTCCGCTTGGCCACTTCGGATTGGTATCAAATGGATAATCACCTGCGATAATGTTTCCGTTGTTGTAACGTTTATCCTTAGCAAGTGGCTTGATGAATGCTGCTACCTTTCCATAAGCGTGGGTAGGCATACCTCCATTTTGTGAAACAGCAAGAGCAATTAGTACCTCTGTAATAGCTGAAACAGTATCAAGATTTTCTTTTGTATCCGCTGCTGTTTGCTCAGCTTGAGCCGCTGCCTCTTTGTTTTTTTGTAATTCTTGAGCTACTTTGCTGAATTTCTCGTTTTCAGCTCGGTTTGGAAAATTCTCCTCATAGAGCGACTCCAGAGCTAATTCAAAAAGCTCTGTGTTTGACAAGCTGATTTTATCCGCCGGCAAGAATACCGGTACATTCGCCCCCGTTGAGTTTACTAGTGTTACTTTGGTTGCTGATACCGCACCGCTGCCATCATACTCCAAAGATTTTGTGCCATATTCTAACTTCATAAATATAAATTTCCTCCTTTTGAAATTATTATCTTCTATTTAATGTAGGTTTTTTTACGCTTTTAAATTTTAAATGAAATATTGTCAAAGTTGAGCCAATCAGCGTCAACGTTTCCCTTGACGACTATGTTACCGCTCGAATAGAGGCCTAAAACAGCCGTGCCATAGCTATTATTTAGAGCTGATACAAACATAGTTTGTTTAGGTCTAAATCCGACAGGTAAGACACCAATAACTGTCTCTTTTGTTGTTCTGCCTTTGTAAGCCGTGCCTCTGATGTAAACCACTCCATCAAATGTTTTTGAGTACTGGACTTTGTCGTAATCAGGATGATGTTGCCATCCATTTTGCAAAGGTAGGACTTGCCAAGGCGTCGGATTGCTTTCTGATTTTAGCAAAGCTATATAGTCAGAGTTATTAGTTGACTCTGACTGTTGAGTTACATAGCGCCACGGCCTCCAAACATTGTCATGACCATTCTCTCTTACTGCCATATATCCCATTGATGTTGTAAATCGCTGAATAGCCTCTACTGATCCAGGGTTAGGTCTGAATACTTCTAACATTCCCCACGCTCCACTTAATGGATTGTTAGGAGATGAACCGTCCATCCACCAATGTCCAGTGGCTGTCATAGTATTGAAATCTTGTTTGATGAGTTTCCCAAAGCCTCTGTTATCAGTCAGTTGATACTGCTGAATAGGTTTGTCATCTACATATATGTCACCTTTAACATCCAAGGCTCCACGTTCACGGATTTTGTTTACTCCCACGCCTGATCTATCATAAGACAAAACCACGCTTTCCGTGGCCACGTTGACCATGAAATCAGTACGAGTGAATTTGTCCTCAAGTGTGCCAATAACAACCCACGACTGATTGGCTAGATAATTGCCTGCAAGATTAGCCTGAGAATTGACTAGGTTTGAGATACTTGTCCAGGATCCAGTGGCTGGTCCTGTGTCTGCTTGAAAGTTAGTAGTCCCAAGTCTTGCAACCTTGAATGTCAGGGTCATTGTATTTTTTTGACTACCTGAGACAGCCAAAGGCGCTATCTTGGCATTTCGTGTGACTGTTAATGTGCTAGAGGTTGAGCCCGTTCTTGCTATGTTAAAGCTAAGAGCAGGAGCAAAATACTCAAGCACGGTTACAGATACCTCTTTAGTATCAGACCATCTACCACGGCTATCAGAGACGCTTGCTCTGATTTTAATGGTGCCGTGATAGTTCATAATTCCCAGACTCCCACCGTTTGAACTTGTGGACTGGTTTTTGCCGATTATTTCAGCATAGTATCCAGTAATAGATGAGCCATAAGAACCGACTGCGCCATTAAACGCTACTTTGATGTTAGAGATGACCTGAATAAACGTGTTTCCGTTTGGGATAAGGTTCTGAGCAGCACCATTCAAGTCTGACAAGGAAACTCCTGTAAATGTAGGCTTGACATTTGCTGGCACGCTAGCGGTCAAGGTTGTTGACTGCGTTCCTGTCTTGGTAGAGCCTGAATAAGTATCAACGTAGATTGTCCCTGTTCCACTTGCAGAGTTTGGAATGTCGTTGGCAAAATCAAGAGGTATCGTCCAGCTTGTGGATGTGTCCACGTTGCTTGCAATCGTTCCTGACTTTCCAGCCCATGAATAGCGCACTATATGCTTGAAACTTGAACTTTGACGGTTAATATTGATAGTAACTGAACTACCAATAACTCCAGGACTCACGCTTACAGAGCTAGAGCGTGGTATAGTTGTCAGGCTGAGACTAGCTGACACTGTGATAGTCCCATGCAGGCCATTGTTAGGATTGAACGTACAAGAAATAGGGAGTTTTTTAGTCCCATCCGCATTGTGGCTGATTGTACTTGAACCACTAGCCAGCGTGTACTCCTCGCCTGATGTCTCCCACGTCGGATAGCTGTAATGCACATTACGACCATCTAAATTGAGAGACAACGTACTGTCTCCTTGATGGTTATGAGTGTAATAGGCGCCTGTACGGCTTACTGTTATCCGCCAGTTGACAGTTGAGGTGTTAGCCGTGATACTCTGAGAGCCCTGATCTACATAAACATTGAGATACAAGCTCCCACTTGAATTACTAAATTTAGCCATTTTACTCCTTTCTAACCGACATAACGGATGACATTCATATCAGGATTGATATGATACTGCTCTTCTCTAAATCTGCCTATTTGGATAGTCTTAGAGAAAATCCCGTTTTCAATGTGTATAACACCTTGAGAAATATACATAACCTCTACACCAGCGCTAAACATTGAGATACGGCCGTTAGGGTTGAACATCATGCTAGAGCTGCCATCATTCTTACCAATAATAAGCCCCTCATTTGAGGAACTCATATAGGTATCAATGAAATTCCAGCGATCAGAGAGCTCTCCAAGATCCTTAGCAATGTTAGAAACACGCTGACTAGCTGAAATCAAATCTTTCTCAGCTTGCGCCCTTGCGGTCTCGTTAGATTGGACAAAGTCCTTGTAAGCCTTTATCCAATTATCAAGTGTGTCAGCGCTAGCTTTAGCCTCAAGCTCAGCCTGGATAATTCCAGCTTTCTCATTGAGAGCGTTCAGTTGTTCCTGAGTTAGCCCTTGATCAGCTTTAGAATTAAGGCTATCCTCAACATCCTCAGGAGCTGGTATCCAATCAATAGGGACGGTCCCAGTATTGACTCTTAGATTTGAGATGATGACCGTTCCATCTGAACCTTTCTCAAAATTTAGATACAAGGCAATCTCTTCAATTAGATCACTTGTCCTACCATTTGAGTATGGTTTCCACAGCCAAGGTTGAGAATACGTGCCAGATTTAACAGATGTAGTATCTATGTGTTGTATTCCTAAGGCTTTATCATCAGTGGTAAAATCCCACTGTTCTGGCGAACCGTTTCTATACTTAATTACACGATTAAGCCTAAAACCTTTGATGGTTTCAGAGGCCACATAATCAAACGTTAAATAAAGTGGTTGAACCGTTGGCCAATTCTGAGCTGATTGTGCTAGTGTATAGATTTTCCCTTGATTTCCTATAGTTGATCTAGCAGTTCCTAGTGCAAAGTTACGAGCCCCAACCCTCACATTATCAAAGAGAGCTGTCCAGTTGTAGCTTGTAGGATCCTGACTGTCTGCCTCTGTAAAATCTGTGTAAGTCCCAAAATAGCGCTTGTTGGCGCTTGATGACGTGCTGAACCCATCACGTCCGTCCTCTGAATTGGCCCAAGCTCTATGCAAGTACTGAGTTTTTCCTGCCGTTCCGTCAGACGTATTGATAAGAGTCAACTGGTCAGAGGCTACCTCTTTGTTATCAATCCACGCTGAGACTGTCAAAACCATCTTTTGGTTGATGTCGGCAGCTCTCACAATGTAACTAGAGCTTGTAGCCTTGATTACACCATTCACCACCCAGCGCCATCCACTGTTGATGACCTTGTTCCCTCTCATTAAGGTAGGAGTCACAATCGTCTGTCCTTGACCGTTCTTAAAGGCTATACCGTTGTCAGTGGCTAGCTTGATTGTGTAAGGCTTAGCCTCTTCTATCATCCTGTCTAGCTGTTGCTGAATACCTTGAGAAAGTCTATTCTCAAGCGCTTTTGCGTTTGAAAAAGTGGTCTTATTATTCTTCGGATTGGTAAAGCTGATAGTTTGCTCAGATACCCTCATCTCAAGCAAAAGAGTAGGGTTAAATCCGTCATCATAGACCTTAACTGTATCCCCGATATCTAAATCTGCGAACCCCTCTGCCTCGTAAGTGACTGCAGGGTAGCAATTCTTCTTCAGTTCACGGTAAGCCATCGAACGGATGACCTCAGGATTTGAACTTTCTACCGTCATGTCTTTACGAGTCCACTGGTCACGATCGCCTGTTGAGTGAGTAAATGTAGATGGATACATCTGCATTGAGAGAGGGGCATACAAAGCAGCCCCTGACTGATAAAACTCACGCTCGCCTTTTGCGTTGTTGATAGACCAAGGGCCAAGCCCTCTAATATCAACTACGTTGCCTTTATCATCCTTACCAGTAGGTACTACAGTGTTGTAGATCCTGGTCTTATCAATCGTGCGAGTTAGCGTTTTTAGATTTTTACCGTAAACCAATACAGTCGGACTTAACTGACCTACACCTTGATGATTGTCATCATGCTCATGGTAGACATTGACGGTGAATGACTTGATAGAACTATCAGCATTCAACCTTGTGTCGAATTCAATCTCAGCACCAAACTTCTTGGCCAGACTTAGTAGCCTATTCAGTTTAGTATCTGTGCCCTCCCACTCAGCAGAAATCTTCTTGTCTGATACTTCATTAATACCGATTTTCAAGAAAGTATAGTTGAGCAGGTCCATCTCCTCGCAAAACTCCTTGAAGCTCATAGCCTTAGGAGATTTATAAGGAATTGAGTACTCATTGATAAGTTCAAGGTTTAGGTTGATGCCGTAGCATTTAATGACCTTCTCGTTTTCCTCGACTTT